CACCCCCTCCCCCACCATCCAAAGACAAAAAACCAGAAGGGGAAAAACCACTTAAAAAATCAATTTTCCCAAATGCAAAAAAGGATTACGACAGCAAAGAAAAAGCTTCTTTGAGTGATGCCATTAAAGAAAATAAAGAACAACTTGATTCTTTAAGGCAATCAGTAATAAAACAATCAGCAGGTGTGCAAAAAGAAATAGACGATTCTAAAAATAAAATTGTTGAATCACAAAATAAATTAACAGAAATTAGAAAAAAAACAAGAGAGTTGAGGGATAGCGCCGAAGGGTATCTTGCATCAAACGACACAAAGAAATATATTGAAACAAAAAAAATCCTAGAAGAAGAATACAAAAAAATTAACTTGTTAGAAGAGGGTGCTGAAAGGGAAGCTAATAAAATTAAAATAGCTACTCAAAAAATAAGAGAAATTGGTTTTGCTGAAATAAGAAAAGATATGCTGTCTATTGGAAGGCAAGATGGATTTTCACAAGATGAATTAGACAAAGCATACCAGCAGTTAAGAACAAGCCAACAAAAAGCAATTTCTGATGATAAAAAATCATTAAAAGACAGCGCAATCTCTTATGTTAAGGAAACAAGGGAAAATGCACAAAAAGACTTAAGAGAGATATGTAATCCAACTATTCATTCAGAATCACTATCGCGCCCAGTTACATATTGGAATGAAAAAAGAGCAGACTCAACAGCAACAATAGTGGAGTTTTTTAATGGAACAAGAGGTTCAGTTGCTATACCCTCAACTAGTGGGGGCATAAGGGTTAGAATAGACACAGAAACTAAAACCTATATCCACGAATATGGGCATCAAATTGAAGATGGAAATGTAGAAGCAAAAGATTTATGCATTGAGTTTCTTGATAAAAGAACTGCTGGTGAAAAAATTGAGAAGTTCCAAAAGACAATGCCAGGGTATGGTTACAGAAGATGGGAAAAAGGCTCCGCTGATGCTTTTGGGGCGGCTCATGCAGAAATTTACCCAGAATTCGACACAAAAAACCGAGCCTATTATACTGGGAAAAAATATGATGACACCCCACTTGGGGTTAGCTCAAAATATATTAGAGCAACAGAGGTCTATTCCATGGGCATGGAATTACTTCACAAAAACCCAGCCAAGTTTGCAGAGGTTGACCCAGAATGGTTTGACTTAATATCTGGGATTGCAACTGGAAGGTTGCTGGTTAAAACAAGGGGAGTAAAATAGGGTAGTATTATGATTAAAATTATTGCCACCTTTATTGATGAGAAAACATCAATATCAATAGATGGAGATAGAATTTTAATTGATTCTAAATATGATACCGTCACTAAACTTGTAGAATCTGCCTATCGTAGGGCTATTAAGAATTACGGCCCTTCTGACGGATTTTTTGGTAAATATATGGCGATGCAACTAGACAAATATGGAGCAAAAATACTAGAGGTATCAGACACAGAAGAAGATGAAGCAAAAGAGGGTAGGGTTTATTAGGCTTTAATGCCTTGACATGAAGTTGGCTTTTATGCCCCTACCCTTGCCTCGTGGTGACGAATCTGAACAAGAATTTGTGTCCAGGTTCATGGGAGATGAACAAGCTATAAGTGATTTTCCCGATGAATCCCAAAGGGCGGCTGTTGCCTACAAAACTTACAGGGATGAAGAGGAAATGGAATGTGGGGATTGTGAAATGGAAGAGAACGACTTTGGTGGGGTAAGCATTCTGGAGATTGGGGAAGCCAAGGGGCATGACCTTTTTGTGGACAAGATGAGCCTGGAGAAGGCCATGGAAATCATGAAGCAAGCCCCCAATGGGGTGAAGGTGAAGATGAACCACGGCTCCGGTCTGGACGCTGTCGTTGGGTTTGCCAGGAATGCAAGGATTGAAGGGGATAAGCTGGTGGCTGATTTGAAGCTTTTGAAGAACAGCCCCCACTATGGCCTCATCAAGGAAATGGCTGATGAAGCCCCAGACCAGTTTGGCATCTCTCTTGCCTTTGTGAATGAAAGTGAAACCATTGAAGGCAAGGACTACATTCGCCCCCAAAGCATTGCCTCTGCTGACCTGGTTTCCAGCCCAGCCGCCACCAATGGATTGTTTGAAGAAGTTGTAAAGTTTATGCAAAAGTTCGGCTACATGGCCGGAGGAAAAGCTATTCCTGTTGATCTGCCAGAAGCAGTTGTCGAAGGGGATGGTTTGACAAAACAAGGAGAAACAATGGAAAACAAAGAAGGTTACGACTACAAAAAGGACATGGACGAAATTAAGGTTCGTCTCGCCGCATTGGAAGATGCGATGAAACCCAAGGAAGAAATGGTGAAGGAAGAGGAGAAAAAAGAAGAGGTGAAAGCCGAATCTGCTCCTTCCATTGTCATTGAAAAAGAGGATGAGGAAAAAGAGGATGAAGGCGTTGAGATGGCTGAAGTGGTGAAGAAAGTTCTCACCCAGTTTGGCATCAAGCCCATCCCTGCCTCCCCTGCTGTTGAGGCTCCTGCTGAGAAGAAAGAGGAGCCGAAAAACTTTGAAGCCCTTGTGTCTGCTCACCCGGAATACAAGACTTCGAAGCTGAAGGCTATGAAGGCCGTCATGCTTTCAAACCCCAATGAGTATGCCGAGGCTCTTGGCCGTGGCATCAAGAACATCTAACAAAAGGATAAAATAGAATGAGCACGAATATTGATAATGGATTCCGGACGTTCTCCAGTTCGTCCGCGATCTCGGCCTATCGCTTTGTCCAGCCCTCCACGGTGACTGCCGGCGGAGTTGATGTGGCTGTGACTGGTGCGACCAAGGCCATTGGTTCAACCATTGAAGATGTGGCGGCTGGCGGCAATGTGGCCGTGAAGCTGTTTCACAACACTTTCTTCGCAACCGTCTCCGGCACCTGTGCCGTTGGTGATGTGCTGAAGTTTGATTCGCTTGGACAGGTGACGACCCTGGCCGCGAACCTTGTGACTGCCGGGATTGCTCTGGAAGCCGCCACCGCGACTTCTGCTGTGATCGAAGTGGCTGTTCCTCTGGTCTAACCCCTAACAAAGAAAGAATAAAACAATGAGCTTTATTTCTGGTGGAACCACCATCCGGGCAGACATCAACCAAGCGTTGATTGAAGCCCCCAACGCTGATACTGGCTTGATCGGTGCAGAGGTTTTCCCTCTGTTGCCTGTCTCTGCCAAGAGCGGCCAATACCTCAAGGTTCAGCTTGCCCAGGCTGATCTCCTCAACAATGACTCCAAGCCTCGTGCGGCTGGCTCTGACTACGCGCGTGCTATCCGTTCCTTTGGAACTGATACCTACGACACGATCGAATTCGGCCTCGAAGAGCTAATTGATGATAGTTTCCGCGCTGATGCTGACAGGTTTTTTGATCTAGAAGCATCGTCTGCCCGCTTCTTGCTCCGGCAGATTAAGCTTGGACATGAGAAGCGTGTGAGTGACATTCTGTTTGCCACCAACACGCCTTTCACCACCTCCGATCAGTCTGCCATCTCCGCATACACCAATGCGAACCTGGCCAACATTGATGTGGCTGGTGATGTGGCCGCCGCTCGCACCGAGCTGAACAAGCTTGGCTATGAGGCGAACACCGTCATCATGTCTGCCCCTGTGTTTGAGCGTATCCGCCGCACCACCAAACTCCAGAACCAGTTCTTCGGTGTTGTTTCTGACACCAAGGGCCGTCTCTTGAGTGAGGCCGAGATTGCCGCCGCCCTTGCGGTGGAGCGTGTTCTCGTGGGCCGTGCCGCCATCAACTCTGCTAACAAGAATAAGAGCTACTCTGGTGGCTTCATTGTTCCCAATAGCCAGATTGTGGTTGCCAATGTGCAGAGTGGACAATTCACTGCTGGTGGAGTTGGTCGTACCCTGGTGTGGTCGGCTGATGCCCCTGGTGGCTTTGTCTCTGAAAGCTATCGTGATGAAGCCCGTCGTAGCAATGTTCTCCGTGTTCGTATGAACACCTCGGAGAAGGTTATTGATGCTAATGCCGGTGTGCGTATCACCACCAGCTTTGCCTAAAGATTAGTTGCTTGTGTGTTCCTGGTGGGGGCTGGAGGGGAAACCTTCCAGCCCTCACTTTTTATATCAACAAAATGAAATGGCTTGCCCTGGCAATCATTCTCTCTGGATGCTCAAAGCCAGTAGAGAAAAATGAGCTTCCAAGTTATTCAGATATGGGGGCGGCTCAAGATGCCCAGGAAGCATTGACATATAGCAAATAGAAATCCTTAATAAGAAATCCTCAATGAGAAATCCTATCAGCCTTTACCTAATAGCTGGCAATGAAGAAGCCTACATTGAAAGATGCCTTGAATCCTTTAAGCCCATGGCAGAGGAGCTTGTTGTTTGCATTGCTAGGGGGAACCTTGAGCCAGACAAAACAGAAGAAATTGCATTGGCTCACGGGGCTAGAATTGTTCACTATAAAAATCAAAAAGCTGATTGGCCTCATATAGATGACTTTGCTGGGGCTAGGAACACAGCCCTTAATGCTTGCAAGAATGAATGGGCTATTTGGGTTGATGCTGATGATGTGATGCAACCAGGGGCAGAGGCTTTGGTTGATGATGCCATTGACGAGGCCAACAAGAGAGGGGCAGATTTAATTGCTTTTAGATACGATGTTCAAAATGCTGGATTGATTCCCCTCCGAGAAATGGCCTCAAGGAAGGGCAAATGTTCTTGGAAGAACAGGGTTCATGAAATGCTTGTAGCCCATGAACCAGACAAGCTGTTTGGCATTGATAAGGTAGTTAGGGTTCACAAGCCCCATGGCTATAAAAAGACTTCAGCAGACAGAAACTTTGCCATCCTAAAAGACACCCTGGTTCCTGCGGCCAACAGCCTTTACTACACCCAGCAGGAATACTTCCTTTCCATGAATTGGGAGAAGTGCCTTGAGTTTGGGGCAATGGCGTTGATGTTCTCTGACCTGGAGGACACCCTTCGATACGATGTGCTTTGCAATATGGGAAGATGTGCCAAGCCAGAGGAGAGGCTAAAATACCTTGGCCAGGCCATCACCCTTCAGCCAGACAGAAGGGAAGCCCACTACTGGACAGCCCTTGAATATGCTGGCAGGGGGCAATGGGCTAAAGCCTGGGGTTCTGCCAGGGCGGCCATGTCCCTACCAAGGCCATCCTCTCACTACTGGAACCAAGTGGAGGCCATATACAACTGGCAAGCCATGGATATGTATGAAACTGCTTCTGTTTGTGTGGGAAAGAAGGATGAGGCTGAAAAGATGAAAAAGATGAAGCCAGCCCCCAGAATCACCATGGTTCATGCCACCAGGGGAAGGCCACAGGTTGCCTGGCAAAGAAGGTTTCAATGGCTTTCCCTGGCTCAAAAGCCCCTAGAGATTGAGTGGCTGTTCATGGTAGACCATGATGACCCCATAGACTACACCCCCCACCAGGCCATTAGGTGCAATCCTGGTGGCATTATCAATGCCTGGAACCAGGGGGCAAAACTAGCCAAGGCAGACATTATTGTTCAAATGTCGGACGATTGGAGCCCGCCAAGGCATTGGGATGCCTCTATTTGCTCTTTAATTGGCTCTAAAACAGGGGATGCCGTCCTGGCAGTATCAGATGGCTACAGAACAGACAAACTCCTTTGTATGGCCATTCTGAACAAAAAGAGGCTTGAGAAGCAGGGTGGGTGGCTATTCCACCCAGATTACCAGGAATCCGATGGGCTGTATTCCGATAATGAGTTCACGGACAGAGCCTATGCCGACGGGGTTGTTATTGAGGCCAGGGATTTGAAGTTTATGCATGAGAATCCTATTTACACCCAAAAGGAAGCAGATAAGCAGTTAGTGAA